GATTTCTTGTGCTTTACCTACACCATCAACAATTGTTGTGACTGTATCAACGATCTCAAGAACATTATCAAGAAGTTTTTGAACTTGGCAGATAACACTGTCGATAGTTGCTTGCACTCCTTGCATAACCATTGTTGCTTTGTCAATGATTCCATCAAGGAAATCCTCAAGATAAGAAAGAACCGTACCAACAGGATCTTCAATAAAACTAATTAATTTACTATCAATATTACAAAGAGATTTTAGAATTTCAGTTACTGCCTGTTGAACAACCGTAAAGACAACAAAGGGAGCACCAGTTGCACCACCAAGTAAATTAACCAACTCCAACTTTTCAGCAAGGTTAGCAAGTGCTTGCCTAAAGTCACCATCTTCTGCACGAATCAAAGATCCAGCATGATCTGCAAGATCTTCCAGAAGATATGATAATTCATACTCTAAAGTTTTCCAAGGACCACCAACACCATTAGCAGCAGGAATAGGTTTCTCAGGACTTTTAGGTTTGATAGGATTGCCTTCATTACCTGCTAAAACAGTACCCGCGTTATTTGGGGAACCAGCACCAGAAATAGCAGAACTATTTCTATCACCTTTCTGATTGGGAAGATCTACAGTATTATCCTGCTTTGCTCTATGGTATCCTTCTTCTTTAGTAGATGCCATACTGGAGTTGGGATTTCCAGGTGTCATTGTTGCAACGTTGACACCCACACCAGGTTCCATTTTTTCACCAGTAAAAGCAAACTGCTTTACATCCTGAGACTCAGCAGATTTCTTCACTCTCATAACACCGATCACAATCGGCATTTGTGCAGACTCGCCATCCATAAAGAAACCCATGACGATTGCACCAGGTTGCAGTTGACCAGAAC